TCAGGTCTGATTCAACTTTATCGGCAGCCGCGAGACCCAGCTCGCGTGAGGCATCGGTCATGATATTCTCCGGTAATTCTGAGCGCGCACGCGCATCAGAAACAAAGAACTGCAGACCGATTTCCTTCGGGGTCAGTGTTTGACCCGCTGAAGGGGTAAACGAGGAAGAGGTCAGATCATCAGCGTCCGAGACTTCCTGAGCAGTACCCTGGTTATATTCATACCCAATGCGCGGATTCATTCCCTGCGCATCATTGAAAGTTTTAATCAGTCCCTGCATAGTGCTCACTTCGCGCATAACGAAGTAAGCATCCTCTTGGATTTTATTTGCGATGCCTGAAACATCGCTCCATACGTTGTAGCCCATAAGCTACCTCCTGTGTTAAATTCCCAGCCGCGCTCTCCTTTCCTTTTCCGATTCCTGCTGTGGCGAACCACCCGCTGGATTGGTAGGATTGATGGCTGCTGGTTTTGGTAAAGTTGCCAGAATGGTCTTTGCATCCTCTTCGATCTGTTCAGGCGTCTCGCCTTGCAGCCGGAGCGCTAAAGCATCTGGTATTCCGATCTTTGCGGCGATCTGTATTTTGAGTGAATCGGTGCGTAGTTTTTTGTTTTCTGCTTCGAGTTCAGCAGCTTTTTTGTTCGCTTTTTCGAGTTCGGAAAGTTCGGCTTCTTGCCGTTTCTTTTCATCTGCTTCAAACTTTTGTAGTTTGTTGAAATGCCGCGCCGCTTCTTCTTCCTTGTTCTTCGCCTTGCGTTCTGATTCCGCCAATTTTGCCTTTAACGACTCGATCGTTTCAGGTTCCTGTTCAACAGGATTTTCTACAACTGGTTCTGCTTTTGCATCCATCACGGGTGCTTTGTCTTTCGTTTCTTCTGCCATCTTGGCCTCTCCTGAATTGATAAATTCCCTCGCCCATAAATCACTTACGGGTTCGATAGATGATTCATTCTTTATTGCTTTTGTTCTAGCCATTTTTTATTAATTCCTTTAGAGGCGTCTCGCCCCTCATTTCTCCATAAACATCATCTTTATGCGTGCTCACTAAATCGCCAAATTCGAATTTACCCTCCTTCCATGCTTCAAATTTCCCCTTGCCCATATATGTCCGCTGTTGATCTTCAGGCAAGCTCTTGAACCATTTTTCGCCCGTTGTGCCGAGCGGATTACCCGCTCCTATTACCGCTGGAATCATCGTACACATTCCATTATGGTGGTCATTTAGCGTTTCATCTAGCTTATGAAATGTCCCATGCATCGCAATACAAGCCATGCAGCTATTGCTATCAAGCGCGCTCATCCAGTACCATCCCTGTACCACGTCAGAATTCGCTATATAGCTTGCTCTATTCGCCTCGCGGTAGGAATATAATTGCACCGTGCGCGTCATTCGTAAGGCGTCAGTCAATCCGCCACCAAGTGAACCCCGAATCAGTCCTGCGATAGTCTTTGGGTTTTTACCAAGCGCGATATTGTCAAGGATTGTGTTGGCTACATTTTGCGCATTACTGGGTGCTAATGTTTCCAACCGCTTCATTAGTGCGCTTCCATCACTAAAAAATCCAAATAAAGTTTCTATAGCAGCCGGATTCAGTGTATTCCACCCTGCAATTACAGCCGGATTACCTGCATAAGTAAGTATTTTTGCATTGGCAATGCCCATCTTGACTGCATCGCTTGCCGCCTGCTGCATCACCGTTTTGGCGTATCCCTGAAAATTGATGAGTTCTTGATTTATAGAATTAATGAGCGTTTTATAGGATTCAAGTTTTTTAACCGCCACCTTTGTTGGTACATCCATTTTTGCAATCTGCAATGTGAGCACATCAATCTTATCCTGTAATCGCCGGTACATCGTACCATAAGCATTAATGATCTGCTTGAGCGCTTTTTCATCATTGCGCGCTATCGCAGCTTGCATTTGTTTTGCCAATGTTATGATGTCCTGTGATTGAATATCACTCATACATCCTCGAATCGCATTGATACTGGATTACCATCTACAATCTTTGATTCAACTCGCATTACCGTTTCCTGTTCATCACTAATAACGACTTCTGTTACACATGGAAGGCTATCGGATAGCGCTTGTTTGCATACTGATCTAATATCCTCTTCAAGCTCAATGATATATGTCTTAATTCCATAGGCTTCGGCAACCGCGCGTATATCTGGCAAGGTCAATCCACTTTGTTCATTCGAGCCAACATAATGACCATCGAAATATTTACGCTGTGTATTCATGATCGCCCCGTAACCGCCATTATTCAGTACAAAGAATTTGATAGGTAGAGCAAGCCGCCTTACTACTTCCAACTCTTGAATATTGAGCTGAAAACCACCATCACCATTAACACAGATAGTCCGCTTTCTACCACTTGCAAGGCACGCCCCAATTGCAGTTGGTATTCCCGTTCCCATTGCTCCCATAGCGCCAAGAAAAGTAAATACCTGCCCGTATTTTACCCGCCAAGCCTGATAGGTATGTGTTGCACAATGACTGGACGCTCCGGGCGAAATAACATCATCGCTTTTGCACAAATCAGATAATACATCAATAAGGTGATAGTTGTTTATCATTCGATCACCGGATTGTCCTTATTCAGCTTTTTGCACTCTTTCAGCCATGAGGCATATTCACCGCCAACTTTCAATCGCTTAATGAATTGCTTTAGATCAGCCTTGATGCAAATCCAATCTCCAGGATATTTTGCCAGTTCAGCAGGATCGATATCTACCACGAATTTGCGCGCGCCCGGTGCAACCAATTCAAGTTGATACGCTACCTGGTCATAATTCATCTGTGCGCCCAGAACAATCAATACATCCGCGCTTTGCTGTATTTTGTTCGCTGCTCGCTGTCCTATTGCACCTGGTCGCCCGCAATAAAGTGGATGATTGTCACTCATAAGCCCTATTGACTTCCAGGTCAACAGCACCGGGCATTTCAGCTTTTCAATCAGCTTGTGAAAATCATCCTCTGCTTTGGCAGCGATAATACCCCCGCCAGCAATTATAACAGGTTTATTCGCGCCGATCAATGCCTGCTCGATCTGTTCCACGCCATAACGAATGTCTTCATTTTCTTGCCATTCCTGCCATTCATTATAGTCAACCGAAAAAGATTCAAGTTTATCTGGCTCGATATCAGCAGCCTGAACATCAAGCGGAATGTCAACCCACACCGGCCCCTTGCGCCCCGTTTGCGCCTCATGTATCGCTCGCCCTAATATCCATCTGATTTGTGAAGGTTCTGTGACTGTTACCGCATATTTTGTGATTGGTGAAACGATGCTTACAATATCCGCTTCCTGGCTGCCTTTATAGCGCAGTCCGCTTGTACCAATCATTTGGTAAGTTTGTACCTGCCCGCTGATAAACAGAACAGGTATCGAATCCATCCATGCTGCTAATACTCCTGTTACTGCATTCGTGCCACCTGGACCTGTTGTGACCATACATACACCGAGTTTATTCGTGACTTGTCCATATCCGCAGGCTGCATAGGCAGCGCCCTGTTCATGAAGCATCGCGGTATATTCAATTTTCTTATTATTGCCAAGCGAATCATTGAGATGCATCGCTCCGCCGCCCACCACAAGGAAAATGCGCTTTGTGTAGTTGCTGATAAAGTCAATCACATAATCAGATAGTTTCATACATTCTCTTAATGGCGTATTCAAGGCTGTAATTCTGCTTCAATCCCAATTCATGCGCTTTTGCACAATCTGGCACGTAATAGCGTGATGGCTCTATGAAGTCCGGCTTTGTCATTATGATTGGCGTGCGCGGAATACTCATATCACTGACAGTCTCTGCCAGTTCATAAAAGCTTATTTCCCTTTCACTTCCCACGTTGTAAATTCCTTTCCCGTCGATCATTAATGTAATCAGCCATAATGCAAGGTCAGCTGCATATAGATAAGAGCGGATTGATTTTCCATCTCCAAATACATTGATAGGCTTGCCCTCTCGCGCCGCTTTGACAAAAGCTGTTATCGCAAACTTGTCCCGCATTCCTTGACCTGCAAAAGTGAACATCCTGGCAATAACGTAATCCAAGCCTGAATTTTTGAGAAGAATTTCGCTCCTAACTTTTTCTAATGCGTATTGTGTCTTTGGGTTTGTGGGATCGCTTTCCTTTGCCCTTGTTGTGAGTGGTCCATAAACCACGCCAGATGATGTAAACAATATTTTTGCGCCGTTGCGATAAGCACAAGCTAAAATCGGTTCAATCGGAGTGGGTGCACAGTGAAATATCAGGTCGTAATTACCCTTCAGCGCATCGTCATAATATTCGCGCCCGACACTCGTTACACTTGTTACATAGCGCAAGGATTCTGTGAGCCATGAACCTACAAAGCCAGTTCCGCCAGTTATTAATATGCGCTTATTAAATAATTGCCATATACTTGATTCTTTATGGATAAAATCAATTTCAGAACTTGGATACAAAGTTAATTATCCTGTCTATCGTATAATCTATCTGTTCATCATTCAAGCCATGCCAACATCCAACCCAAAATCCATTTTCCATGACGATATCGCAATTCGGCAATGGGTCTGCAATGTAATCAATGTTCTTATAAGCCGGCTGCCTGGTAATATTTCCGCCAAACATCAACCTGGTCGCTATTCCACTATCCTCAAGATAATGCGTGATTTCGTGGCGCTTGAATGGCGCCGTTTTCCTTATGGTAAGCGGGAAACCAAACCAAGCCGTATTCTCGCGCTCACTAATTGGCAAATAGAAAAAGTCTTCCAAGTGCCTAATACCCTCATAAAGTCGTTTGAAGTTTCGGCGTCTGATTTCCAGAAAGCGCGGCAATTTCTTGAGTTGTTCCAATCCGGCTGCTGCCTGTAAATCAGTCGCCTTTAGATTGTAACCAATGTGGGAATAGACATATTTATGATCATAAGATATTCCGTCCACTTTGTAATCAAAACGATGACCACATGTATTATCATGACCAGGTTCGCACCAGCAATCACGCCCCCAGTCACGGATAGATCGCAGGCGCGTGTACTCTGTCGTGTCATTGGTCAGTACCATCCCGCCTTCACCTGTACTCATAAAGTGCGCCGGGTAAAACGAGAATGTCGCTGTGCGTGTATCCTCGCCCGGAAACATCCCATCACAGGAATCAACGATTTTACCCGATTCGCACCAATTGCCCAGAAAATGACAGCCAACATCGACGCTGAATTTTGGCAGATATGTACCTATTTCGATATCCACGAAGTAGGGAGTAAAACCATTTTGTATTATCGGATTGACCGTTGTAGGGAAAGAACACCCCGAAACCCGCACAATTGACGACCAGTCATGCTGTCCTATCATAAGCAGGTTAGCAGAAGAACCAGAGTTTACGAATATCCCGTGTTTATAGCCGAGAAAATCCGCGAATGCCCTTTCAAATTCGGCAGTTTTTGCGCCACCAGCCCAGTGGCGACTTTTCACTACCTCGATCATCGCGTTTTCTTCTTCATCGCCCGATATCTGCCCAGATACCGGCACCCTTACACTTAATCCGTCCCTGATTTTTACCTCCTTTCCAGTTATGTACCCCTATTAAAATTCTGAAGCAATATCGCACCAATATTGTCTCCTTGCGCCTTCTCCGCATTAATCCGTTCTGCTTCAGCCTCATAATTGTAGCCACGCTTGCCGGATATTGTTTGTTTGCTCACTAATTCATTCTGAATATCGAATGTCAATCCAGCGATCTCTTCCTGTTCACTTATTGGCAGCGGATCCGGCCATTCTATTTGCCCCTCATCCTCGCTCATTCCCGCCAAAATCAGTAGTCTGCGATTGAGTTCTAGGATCGCATCACCATATAATCGTTTCTTTGTCTCATTCTTTGCAAGAGCATCCTGGTAGAGCACGCGCAATCCAAAGTTTGTCAATGCGCCCAATTTGTCAGATATGCTCGATATATCCACTGTGCGCGTCACGTCAAACAGCGATTGTCTCATGGTCATCAAATATTGTTGAGATGAAGCAAGATCACTCTGCATTTCTACTGCATAAATTTCCTGCGTTTCCGTTGTGTTTAATAATTTTCCGGGCTCGACATCAATCGCGCCTTGTCCAGCAAAGCCCTTGCCAACCAGAATAGGATGTGCGTGCAATCGTAAAATCTTTGAAATATTTGAGCTTGTAAGATTAATCCTATCCTGCAATTCGATCACATCAGCAGTGACGTCCGGATCGCCATAGGGCGTTTCAATCGTTGGCAAATTCTTTCCGTGTATGATCGGTGGAAAATCATATTGCCAAATAGCCGCTTCTTCAACAATGAAGCGATCATGTTGCATATATCCATTGTCTATCTGCCATGCGCCTGATTCGTTAAAATAGGTGCGCTCTCTAAATACGACTTCTTTACCATCTTTCTTGATCATGTAGGTAATGTTGTAGCCAGTGATTGTTTCCATGTCATCTGGCATAGTCTCGATGCTCATAAGCAACGGGTCTAATACAATAAGCCGCGGGTAGGTTTTGCCATGATATATCTTGCCATCAGGAATGATCTTGATATACCATGTACCAGATTCTGCACCTGTCAATCCCATCTTGTGAAGTAGAATTTCTTTTCGATTGGCAGCCCATACATTATCAAGATACTCCTCGATCGCATCACTCTCATAATCAAAAGTCAGCCCCTTGCCAAATAGCATGCTTACCGAACGATCAATTACAAGCCCGGTAAAGTTCATGATGATGTTATCGTCTATTTGAAGCGGTTTGGTTTTGAGCTGTTTATCCTGTTTGCCAGCACGGTAATTGCGATAGCCCGCTAATTCCCTTCGGCGTGCCAATAGATCGGGCGGTATCAAAAAATCTGTAAGCCTATCAATTAATGTATTTCTGAATGTGTCAATAAATCCCATATTTCCGCCTATATTGGTGAATCGTAGATCTGAACTGCTGGCTGAAGCGCCTCATCTTCATAAGCATAACGAAGTGCGCTTATGAGATGGTCATTCTTATCAACTGGCACTGGTAAAGCGTTCCCCGCTGAATCCTCGCGCCATTTGTATTGCGAAAATTCATTCCTGGCATTAATGCACCTGCTATCTATCACTATTTTCTGCTGTTGCAACCATTGGATACCATAAAGAATAGAATCCTTTCCTTTCTTTGCTGGCACCGCCATTACACCATGCGCCCTCAATTCCTGTATGCTCTTTGGTTCTGCAGAATCGCATACCACTAATTGCCGACCAATCTTTTCAAGCGTAATTCTTGCCAATACATCATTAGTCAATTCCGTTTCATAAAGTTCATCATAAAAATAAATCGTTTTATTCTTTCGATCATAATGCGTTGCCGCTATTGCCGCCGGATCGGATGAAAAACCAAAATCCAGCCCATTCTTGTGATTGGTAAATTGATCATGCATTCCGCTCAAATCCTCGATGCTCCAATTCTTGAAAATGACATTGCCGAGTACACCCCATAGACCCTCAGAATAAACATCAAAATAATATTTATCTTTTTCATTTTTTAATCTTAGAATATCGTCTTGCGTAAGAAATTTATTATCTCTATAAGTCGTTCGCAAGATAGATATATCATTATCTTTGTATTCCTTTTGATCATCCGCCCAGCCAATATGCTCAAAAAATTCCTTGTAAATCCAGATCATTTTTAATACCGGGTTGAATGAAAACATAATCCTTTTTGGAATTGAATCATCGCCACCGCGTTGTCGCTTTTCAAGCTGTTTGAATGATGCTCTGTCGATCTCCGTTGCTTCCTCGATCCAGATATCCGTCCACGCTCCTTTAGCGGGAACGATAGATTTAATCTTTTCAACATCATCCAACCCAACAAATATAATCTGATAACCATTCACGCAAGTTATGATGTAATCGGACTTATTGATCGTAAATAAGTCGCCAAGCCCCCATTCGTTGATAACCCGCGTGATCTGTGCAAATACGGAGTTTTTAATCGTACGCGCAACCTGCCTACATACCAGGTAATTGCGTCCGCCCTTCACTATGTCCAAAATACATCGTTGCGCAATGAACACGGATTTACCGGAGGACGACCCGCCATAAAATATTTGTGTTCGTGATAGATTGTTAAGGTGCGGGAGATAGATTGAATTAAATATATTCGGGTCTATCTCAATCTCGTAATTTTTCATCATCCTTTAAAGACACCAAAATCTTTACAATATCACCATCCTTGCCTGATATTTCGGTCTTTTGTACCGGCGTTCCCATAAGATAATCGGCTAAGAATTTGCGGGCGGCAGTGTCGCCCCGTTTAGCTTGATAGATTGCTCTTTCGATAATCTCACGCCAATCTTTGAACGTAACGGCAGAAACAGCTACTTCATAAAAGCGCTCTTCGCGTTCTTTGCGCGGTCTTCCATTTGGATTTCCGCTAACACCTTTTACAAATTTACCATCCTTTTGACGTGTTATCATACCTGTTATTAGCCTGCTAACTGGAATCTTCTACCACCGCCACAATATGTACCATTTTATTTTGCCGCCTACTGAACCACTCCATTACGGCGGGTTTGAACGGCTCCGGTATGTTTAACGTCAAATTGGCAGAATAATCTGCCATAGTCGCAAGTTTTCTTATCTCTGCCGGAAATTCAATCGCTATCTGTTCTTTTTCAGTCATTATTCATCCGCTCCGATCCGGCGGTCTCTGAGGGCAACACGCAAGCATACTCGCCTATGAGTTCCCGGATTTGTCAGACCGCCGGACTGGAAAGGAGGAGAAATGAAGCCTAGCCTACGCCGCCGCCTGAGGCGATGCTTTTTCCGGCATCGTATAGACCGGAAGCGACAAGACCGAGTGCCAGACCGTAAATAGCCGCACCGAACCAGCCGGAGAAGTCGCCGGGCATTGCAAATGATATTTGATACGCAATCCCAGCAATAAGCCCGATAAGCAGAGATGCGACATTCAAAGCCGCACCCTGCACACCGAACCGCTTGATCCATTCGACCAATCCGATCACAACTAAAACGAGAGGTATTCCTGCTACAATCGCATTCGAAAAGTCCATGTTATCTCCTATTAGTCTATTCCTGTTATCAGGATAAGCCATAATTTTTAAAATTACAAGTGGTCAATTTAGGACATTTTCGTTTATTAATCCCGCCATAGTTACCACATAAACTGCATGAGGCATTGAATAAGTTTCACATTTACGCTTGATATCGCTCTTATATCGCCTCACCGTACGTGGCGATATATTCAGGTCAATTGCGATCTGGTCTTCCGTTTTACCATTCGCTATTGCCATGATCACCTGCAATTCACGTGGTGATAGTTGGATAGTGTTAGCCATTAGTCCGCCCGAAGCAAAAGCGCACCAGCCATTATAAACATAATTATAATCATGAATATTACGGACCCGATAATAGTTTCCAATAGACCAAATTGGTATATCGTCAAACCAATCGTCAGAATAAATGGTATCAAAATTAAAACAATACCGGTCCAATTCTTTTTAGTCATTTTTCCTCGCGTATACACAATTTCTTCGCCAAACTAGGCTGCACTCCAAGCCCAAGCGCACGTAACCATAATTCTATCCCGCCATCTTCAATAAATTCGCGCGCATCGCATTCCGCAATGTCAAGCGCCTGCATATCACTGCTGAGTTTACGCTGCCATTCCAGATCATTCTTAGCCTGCCGAATTATCGCTCCGACCAGGTCAACTGTTGGATCGCCATAGCGATAACATAATGTTGGATCATGCCGCTTCATGTATTTCTTGTGGTTCAGGTCCCGTTGCGCCTCGCGCTTGCAGTCCTCGCAAAGAGGTCGCTTTGTGCCCCTCTTGCGAACGGAAAGTGGAGCTCCGCACACAGAACAATACGTATCAACATAATCCGTTTCCGGCGAAAAGAAATCAAGCATGGTGTCAAAATCAGCCATTTTTAATCCTTTTCTGTGGTTGCCGGCTTTTCTTCTTTTCTTGTTCTATAAATCCTGATGCCGGCATTCCAATCCTCAACCGCTCCGGCGGGCGCTTTCCTTTCTCGCGTTCTTGCCTTACAAGATGGACACTGCACGAAATAGTGCATGCGGTTTGGCACTCCGTGAGCATAGTGGTGAATAATCACTGGGTGGCTACCGCATTCGCATGGCTTTAAATCAGCCTCATACATCATTCCGGTATTCATTCCTGATGCCTCCTCAATCTCCATCAATTGGCAGGCGCACTTGGACCTGCGAGGTGCGCCTCTTTGCTATATCAGCAATGTAGTTAAAATTAAGTTCCAGCCCGATTGATTCCCGCCCTAACCGAATTGCCACTCTCTCAACTGTTCCTGAACCAGCGAACGGGTCAAATATAATATCGCCCGGCTTACTACCCGCCAGGATGCAAGGCTCCACAAGTTTTTCGGGCATCACGGCAAAATGCGCAAATGCTGTTGGTTGTGTTGAAATTGTCCAAACCGATCGTTTATTACGGGCGGGTAAGCCTTCAGGGTGATTGTCTCGGTATCTGTCGTTGAATCCGGTATAGGTTGAGTTGCCTGTGTTATCTTGCTTACGACTTGATTGAATATCAGCCCCATGATGCTGGTTATCTGGAAGCTGGTCTTTCGTTTTGAAACCGCGCCTTTTACTCAACCATCTGTCGCCCATTTTATCAGTATGCACAGATCCATTTCCGTCAGGGCTTATATTTACCCGGTCGCAATTCCAGCCGTAATTGATACGATCAATACTTGTTTTACTAGCCGGCTCAAATATTGCCTCGTTATCGTAATAATACCGCGCGGATTTTGTCAGCAGAAACACATATTCATGGGATCGGGTTGGTCGGTCTTTAACCGATTCCGGCATTGGATTGGGTTTTTGCCAAATAATATCTGACCTCAAATACCATCCATCTTCCTGCAATGCAAAAGCGACCCGCCATGGAATGCCCAAAAGCTGTTTATTATATTTACCTCTTTTGTGTCCTACGGCAGGGCGCATATCCAACGGTCTTGTATCAATTGCATTAGGACCTTGCGTAAATCCGGCATAGGATAATCCCATTCCGCTGCCACCATAGCTGTCGCCGAGGTTTAACCATGCAACACCATTATCTTTCAGCACTCGCTTGACCTCACGAAATACCTGAACCATGTTTGCCACGTACTCATCGGGTGTTGATTCTAGTCCAAGTTGGCCAGAAACTCCATAATTTCTCAACCCATAATAAGGCGGAGACGTAACGACGCATTGCACGCCACGATCTGCCAACGGGATATGAAGGGCATTACCCTGAATAATCATCCTGTACCTCCTTTCCTAGTTAAGCATTGTCAATCTCAATCCATACACCTGGTGATTCTCTCGTTAGCGACTTGACAATATGCAGGTCAACCACCTGAGTGTCATCCTGCCAGGCGATACCATTCAGCGAGTCTAGGACAGCCTTAGAAAGATTGTCGCTGTCGCGCCGCCTGCGGTCTTTCAGCAGGAATAACAGAGTTACCTTCACATGACCCTTATGAAATTCTACGCCATTCTGCTCAGCGAAATAGCCAATCGTTGACTGCCAGGCGGTAATGCGCGGGTCGGTATAACCGCCAGTTCTGGAATAGCGGAATGATTGTTTTGGAACCGGGTCGCCTGGCACAAAGAATTTCATGGCTCCGCCTAAAATTTTTGATCGAGTCTATAAAGTAGAATGTTATCCAGCGTGCAGACAAATTTATATGTCTCATATTCTATTATAGTGAAGTTACCGAGGTCGAGGTCCGTTGTTGATGGAAAATTAAATTCTGGCTGGGATGGAATATGTATTTCGGGTAAAAATCGATCGCGGCGTATTAGTCTTGGCTCTTTACCGCCAAGCAAGAGAACAAAATGCTCCGCTTTCTCGCTCATGACATCACCGCCATTCCGACAACGACGCCAGCCAGAAACACGATGATAAATAGCATGCTGGCGGCCGCGATTTCAAGTTGGCTCGTCTCATCGTGTAATTTTTCGTTCAGCTTCTTGATGGTATCATCACGGTCGGCGAGATCGTTTTCGAGTTCGTCAATCCGTTTTTTCATGTTTAATACACTAGCGCCAACCTCGCCATTGGTACAAATAGTCTCGTACTCGCAAAATGATCTAATTAATTGTTCGTTTTCCTCCTTCAGCTTGTGGATAGTGTCATCATGAAGGTCAATCTTTTTATTTAATTCTATAATTTTTTCATGAAGCATGGTATTTTCCACAATCATAGCGCGCGCGTTGTTTTCAGTATCCCTATATTGATTGTACATTTCTTCAAGTTGTTCATCTCGGCGGGCAAGTTCGACTCTAAGCATTTCTTCAATTGGAAACTCAACTCTAAACATGTCCTGATCTGCCCACACAAAGCTACCCATTTCGTCAGACAGGTACACATTTCCGTTCTCATCAATCAAAAAGCATTCCATATCCATCCACATCAGGCTTTTCGCCCATTCAAAGTTTTGAGCGATCTGTTCTATGTCTGGTATATCGCCGTTTTTTAGCAAAACCCTAAAATGTACTGTGTCATTATTCATTTTTCCTCCAATCTCCCCACGGGGAATTTTCGTCAATTACAAATCCAAGCTCTTTTGCCAGATCTTCTTCATAGTTTGCATGGATATAATGATGTGGCATTCTGCCAACTTTACGATAGTAATCTATTTCCTTTTTGAGGCATTTCTCGCACAGAAATATCTCATCGGGTGGTTTTGTGTCGCCATAAGACCCGAAATTTACATACCAATCAGCGGTTTTAGATATAAATTTACCACAATGATCACACCGAATATTATGATAATATCTTGTCATTTTATCCTCCATTTTCAATAGAATCGGACGTTTTAATAATCATTAAATTGTGTTCTCTTCGTATTTTCCGCAGGCAGGGTATTTACCCCGCCAATCAGTTGCCTCGCTACGCGAGATACCAAATAGTTCACACTTGTAAAAAACTCTTTTGCCGTGACGGTAACTAAAAAAATGCTTGCAATTCTTGCATGTTTTGCCTGGTTCGCCTCTGCCATAACGCTTGAACATCGTTATAACACGCTGAGGTATAACCTCATCATTAGCATGGTCAGCTTGCCATTCAGGAAATAGGGTCATCACAATCTCCAATATAATTCGTTCATTTCTTACCTTATCTATCCAGCAGTTTCCTGGTCGTGCGGGGATCGGCTCTCTGACATTTTATTGAGCGCCTGGTCTGCAATCTGCATTATGCGCTCGGCGGCTTTTTCCGCGCCGTCATTGCCAAACAGAATCGAACCTGTGTCCACGCCGTCCTCAACAAGCGCCTTGACAACCGCCATATATCTCTCGTTGATCGTGCTCAGTTGTTCAACCTGGTTGCGCAGCAACTTGTTTTCCTCTTCTAGCTTTTGGATAACACCATCACGCTGGGCAATCTTTTTGTTCAATTCTATAATTCTTTCATTCAGCATGGCACTTTCCATAGTCATAGCACGCACGGTTTTTTCATATTGATTGTGCTTTGATTCAATCGCTCCAAAGATTGCTTCAACCTCATCCGCGGTAAATGTTTCATCATCGCCGGTCAGCCTGCATTTCTTGTTCGCAGCCTCCAAATGGTCGTACCAGTACAATTCGTTCATTTTTCCTCCTCCTTTTTAGTTGGCGGCTGCGGGAAATACATCAAATTGCGCCAGCGGTATGCAACATCTGGCGCGTGCTTATAGATAATTAGAAACTTTTCGATTGCGACAAGCTCATCTTCCGGTTTCCGAATAATAAATGTGCGGCAGGTTTGCTCTGGCAGTTTGCTTTTTTCATCATCTTGCAATTTGATAATGTCAGTCATGCTATTGCGCCTCCTTTCTTTTCAGTCATCGAGCCAGTCGACCCAGCAAAATATAAATATGATGATCAGCGCGAAGATCATTTATTTGCCCTAATCATATACAAATTGCATTCGAATAACAAATTTAACCTTTTCTGACATATTATCCTCCTGTGAATCAGATATTTCAGCTACCCTTTTATTATATCAAAAATGATATAATGTGAGCTGATAAGATCCGTTTCTATTGTATTCCTCTACGATATCGTTTAGCTCGTAAAATTCGTCAAGAACACAGAAACGCCATTTGCGATCACGAACGTAAAACCTGCCGTCAGAAGTCAAGTGCCCGTCTTTTACCATTTCGCGTTTCACAACATCATAACCCATGCCCTTTAATATATTACTGACATGGTAGAAGAACTGAGACTCGGTTCTGATTTTTGTGTCATCGGGTTCTGATCTGACAAACACATAATCATAATTATTATTAATTGACGCTTTCATTTTATGCCTCCGTTACGGCGGTCAAATCCTCGCGCATTCGTTCACGAGAAAAGCCATTCTTAATGCTCGAATCATAGCGGGTGTCTATGATATAACCATCCGTAAACACCAGGTGCCAGGTTCCGCCCTGTTTACAAAGTTTACATGGCAGATAATCATTTACCCCGTAATGCGAGTAAATTTGTATAGGGTAAAACCAGGCTTTATTTTTTAATTGCCTTGACTTAATGCCCGTGTTATGATCATGATATACATTCATTCTCCACCTCCGTTACAGAAATTTTTTGATCTCTTCGCGCAGGCGTTCAACCTCGCCAGCCCAGTAAGTTAACCCCTTACAATCAACGTCACCGTTAATATTGTCAATAAGCCATAGCACGGCTTTTTTGGCGTATTGTAATTGCTCAAACAAAGTCTTATCTGTTTCCATTTTATTCCTCCCTCAGCCTGAAAACATAATCGAATTTTCCGACCTTTTCGTTTGTTTGCACAACGGAACGCCATTTCTTATCGTGCAAAGCCTCAATCCTTGAGTTATCGGTAATTCTGTAATCCGTAAGTCCGGTCCAGCGAAAAGGACAGTATTTAATTCTGCCGTTGATTCTTACTGGAATGGTATTTGACGTCATATTATTTATCCTCCTTTGCCTTGCCGGGATGACCGGCAAGGCGACTTGATAGGTTATATAGTGTGGTAATGATATTTGGTGATCTTTTCGGGTTCTTGGTCGTGCAGAGTAACCCATGTCTCTAAGATATATGATTCGTTCACATCCTCGTATTTACGCTTTGACTGAAACACCCAACCAATCGGTTTATCGTCTTTGTCAAAATAAATCTTGGAAACACACCGCCTGTCGTTCATTTTATGCCTCCGTTTCGCGTTCTGATGATTGTTAAGTTTATTTTTTATTATCGTTAATGATCGTTACTATGATCAAACCTACCCAGTACAAACCCACAAGCAGCATACCGCTTATTACCAGGTAAAACGCCAGAAAAAGTGCCGCCATATTGCCTCCGTTTCGCGTGTAGGATGCGCGACCCCCACTATAATTTATTTCGAGTAATAGATTCTCTGATTCTTGAACTTGCGTTCTGCCCGACGGTTGCGCGTATTGCGCCGTTCAGCCTTCCTTTTTTGATTCATGTTATTCCTCCGTTTTAATAGATATGATATGTTTTTAACAAGGCGTTAATTTGCCTGGGTGATAGCGGTGAATTGTATCTATGTTCCGCCTCGCACAGCCAGGAATTTACCTGGTGGTGTAAAGACTGGATGAATGGCGATTTATGATTGTTGGTCTCTAGTAATTTTACGATCGCCTTTGTTGCATTAATAGAAAGCCTGGCGTCATATAGTTGACGATATACCGGATTGTCGGGGTCTTTCGATGTAGCAATGATGGCGTTAATGTAATATTGATAATCAATGTCTATGGTATATCGCCTGACGCTTGCCCAGGTAGGAAGCGTTACTTCAGCGATTCGATAGCGCGGACCCATTCCATCGCTAAAGATGGGTTCCGTCGGACCCCATGAGTAGTAATGTTCGCATTCACTCGCAAGGTCCAAAGCGTCAATTTCGCCGTCATACGCCGCGGGTATCTCACAAAGATACCCCGTGTATTCCCAAGCTATTTTGTGTGTAATCATTTGCTTCCTCCGCGTGTGTTTTTTGCTTTCAGTGTACACGATATTGAGGCGGTTTTCAAGGCTTTTTGGCGGAATGTGACATTTGTCATATGAAATATATGACATTTGTCACGGTCATTTGTTCTACTGAGTATTTTGTAAAATAGCATTTTACAAAATGCATATCATTTTGTAAATTAATGGTGGATATTTACAATGCCAGGATAATAATTGTGATTATTATAATCACGGTGATTTTAGGTGATAACTATGAGATAATAGGTGATCCGACTATAAACTGAGCTTATAGACCGAGCGTCAATAGTATTGATAATGGTATCGTTTGGCGCAAGATTGAGTAATAATGGATATGCCTGGTTGTGCTAGATCGTATGCAATCCAGCAAAACAAGGTGCTGGATTTTCTAGACATATTCAAAGTTATGAATATGTTGTGTGTCGTAAAGCCCGATGACATATTCAATATTCAGAATATGAATTATGGCGTGATATCTGTTGATGGTAAAAGCTGATAGATACCGATTAGTATAAATAATCGGAAGCTATTTTTACGCTGGGTTGCGGTTGTCTGGCGTGTGTTGTGTATGGTTTCAACCTGGCGTGTGATGCGCGCGCGGTGTGTGATGGCGTTCGTGTGCTTGCATTAGTGAAAAAAATATAAGAAGTGCGCGGGAGCGGTGCTGCTGGTGCACCGCACCCCTTGTGTGATGAGCGGCGGCGTCGAGTGATACCCGTCAGAAATCGGACAGAAAAAAATCCTAAAATAATTCCAGGGAATAAATGGAAGAAAAAACCCTTAATAAATTGAAGAAAAAATTGTGTGATAAACGGAAGAAAAAATTATTGAATAAATGGAAGAAACAAATATGATATAATAAACTTGTGTACGAATGACCAAAGGAAGGAGAGAGATGGATGCGAATATAGATCAGCTATTGAATCAAAGCTATCCGCCTGGTAATGGGGCGGGTCAGCCGGTTGGTCTTCCCGAAGAAGTTCCTGTTGAAGGGATGATAACGATGGAAGTAACGCGGGAAGAAGCTGCGATGATTGAGCAGATGAGAGCGATGAAGGGGGGAATGTAATGGCAAAGAAGTGGATACAGAAAGCGATTAAGAAGCCTGGTGCTTTACACAAACAGTTAGGTATAAAGCAGGGTAAGAAGATACCCGAAAAGACGCTTCAGAAAGCCGCGAAAAAGGGTGGCAAGCTTGGTCAGAGAGCCAGGCTTGCTCAGACGCTCAAAAAGATTAATAAAAAAGGAGGCAAATAATGGCAAGGAAGAAAGTTGTTACGGAAGTCGAGGAAGAAATTGTAATTGATGGTATAGACGTAACTGGTCTTATAACCGGAAAAAAGAATCCAGAAGATGTAAAGAGTATTGACTGGCTTACTATGAAGAACAAGCTTAACTTTGTTGATTACGTTGAATTGCGGGCAAAATTTGGATTAGAGGGATAAATGGAACCCGTTATAGTAACTGGGATGGTTCGCGCTGGCGGCGTAAGCATATCGAGGCTGGCGGGGAGAACCAGGGTTGAGATATTGCTAAACCCCGGACAATCAGCGCAGATAGCACAGATCATAGAGATGATGGAAAAGGGCATAGTGTGCAAGGCGCATATTGTGGGCGACAAAGGAACTGACGTTGAAGTAATTGTCTCTATGTGGAAAATAAGAACAACGGTTGATGGCGGGTTGGTATTTGTTTTTGAAATGGACAGGGGAAACGCTGTCAACTCAGTAAAAATGAGCGATAGTTCGCTACTTCTGGAGCAGCTCACGATAACACTAGAAGGAGATCCAAAATATGGCTTTCACACCAGGAAAAACAGGCAATCCAAATGGACGGCCACGAAAAGGGAATACCCTAACTGATATTCTGGATAAGGCGTTTGATGAAGCCAGGGAATTATACCCTGGCGAGGCTCCGTTAAATACGAAACGGTTAATTGCAGAATATGTGCGCGGGGCGATCACGAAAGGCGAGGTAGAGCTTGTAACGGGCGATATTCTTCGTTTTTCGCCAGAATCGTGGCTTGATTTGGTTAAATGGGCGTTCAACCGATTAGACGGCAATCCTATGCAGCCAATCGAGGGTTCGCAGTCTACGGTGCTTCATTTTGACGCGATTCCAACGGTTGAGGGAGATTATGTTTTGACGGAAGAACCGATAGACGTTACGAATGAACTGGTCTAATATTTTCAAACCAACAGACAGGCAGAAGGAGTGCCTTGACGCTCTCCGCGAATATCGCTATATTTTGTATGGCGGCGCGCGAGGGGGCGGAAAGTCGCACCTATTGCGCTGGTGGTTGCTGCAAAGCCTGATTGAATATTACAAAGTTGGGCTTAGAGATGTTCGCGTTATGCTGGCTTGCGAAAGCTATCCGGTTTTGCAGGACAGGCAGATCAGCAAGATTAACGTTGAATTTCCTAGATGGCTTGGGGAAGTCAAAAAGACACAGACAGACGGGCTTGGGTTCTTTTTGAAAGAGGAATTTGGGTCTGGCGTTATTCTATTGCGAAACCTGGACGAACCGAGCAAGTACATGGGCGCCGAGTTTGCGGCTATTGGAATTGACCAGATAGAAAAGATTCCCGTTACAACATTTGATATGATTCGCGGTTCATTGCGCTGGGTTGGCGTGAGAAAACCAAGACTGATCGGGACTGCAAATCCTGGCGGAATGCCGTGGGTAAAACAGTATTGGATTGACAGGGTTTTCCCAAAAGAACTGGAAGACAGGGCAAATGAATTCAAGTTTGTCCAGGCTTTGCCAAGCGATAATGAGTATCTTGATGATTCGTACTGGGATGAACTTAACTCACTTCCAGAGCGATTGCGCAAGGCTTGGGTCGAGGGAGATTGGGGCGTGTTTTCTGGTCAGGCTTTCCCAACCTGGGACGAAAATATTCATACATGCGAACCATTCGAAATACCAGATCACTGGGTAAAATTCAGGGGAATAGACTGGGGACACGCCAAGCCATTCGCCTGCGTGTGGATTGCAAAGGAACCTGCCACCGGGCGTATATATGTTTACAGAGAATTGAAACGCGCTAAACTAACGGACAGATATCAGGCGAGGCTAATTAGAGACATGACGCCGCCGCAGGAAAACATCGCGGCGACATACGCAGACCCTTCAATGTGGAACACAAAGAACCTGGCAGATGTTGTATCAAGCTCAGATAACGAGTACATGCACGAAGGCATATATCTGACCAGGGCTGATAATAGCAGGTTGAACGGGAAACGGAAAGTTGACAGGCTTCTCGAAAACCTCCCAGATGGAAGACCGGGACTGATTGTTTTCAAGACATGCAAAGAGTTTATCAATACTTTTCCTTACCTTATGTTGAATGATGATGGTCATGGCGACCCAGAAGACGTCAATACTGACCAGGACGATCACGAGTACGATGCGCTTCGGTATGCCCTTACGTCTTATAGAAGCGAGCGCATAATTGATTCGATCAAGATAATGACCAACCCAGCCTGGAGTATGAGGAACTTATGACAACAAAAAAAATAACCGATAATGAAATTTACAACCAGATAATGGAACACGCGAAGTCAATGAAGGATGCGCTTTCGAACAGAAATACCGCATTTGACGAATATGAAAAGATGTTTCTGCTCGAAGATGACGATATTCCGGCTGGATCGCATGTTAAAAAGACCTTATCTCCGGACGCAAGAAA